GGAGAGAGGACCGTAGCTTTTTGCAACGTCTTGGGCTTGATGAAATAACTAGAATTAACCCACAATTGGGTCAACAAATTGCCAACGGGTCCGACGAAGCAGCTATAGCTTTGCTTCAACAAGCATATTCAGACGTAAGCAAAGGCAGGGCTAAAAAAGCAATGAAAAGCCTACGCAATACTGGATTTGCGGAACTCCCTATTGTTAGGCGTCAAATTGATGCTCCAGATGTTAAGACACTTGCACCAGACGGTGATTGGATTTTTCCAGCATATGTAACAGACCCTCAACGTGCTCCCTATGGGTTTTACCGCACTTACTTGTCGGCTCAAGACCTTAGACTTAAGGTAAAAACCGATGATTGGGACGAAGATTTTGTTGATTATGTAATAGAAAAATATAGCGGTGTAAACATTGATTCCATAGAAAGGGAGCAAGAAGGTCGTCGATCAATTTCTTTAACAGACATGAGCTACGAAGCTGAAGAGCTAGTAGAGGTTATTTATGGCTACCAACGCCTTATTGATCCAGATGATGGATCTGAGGGGATTTACTGCACTGTATTCCACCGAGACTTTAGCGGAGATGAGACCGCTCCTGGATATGCAAAATTTGAACTTTTAAATGGTTATGAAAGCTATCCAGTAGTAGTATCTAAACTATCTGAAGACAGTAAAAGGCTGTATGACACCTTAACAATTCCTGATTTGCTTAGGGGCATACAAAATCAAGTAAAAATTGAAAGAGATTCTAGGATTGATCGAAATTCCCTAGCCACTCTTCCGCCGCTAATCCATCCAGTAGGGCAAGCACCTACGGACTGGGGACCAGGGCGCAAGGTGGCTAGAAGGAGACCAGGAGACATTGAGTTTGGGCCAACACCAAAAAGAGATAACGGTTCCCTTGAAATGGAAAATACTATGATGGAACAAGCCGATAGGCTTGTTGGTTTAGACGAACAGTCTTCTTCATCTCAAGTCCGCAGGCAGTTTTTAGTAAATAAGTTTTTGGGTCACGCTTCAGAGGTAATGTCTTTATGTTATCGTTGTTTCCAAAGGTTTGGACCAGACAATGTATTTTTTCAAGTTACTGGCATTCCCGATCCACAATCTTTCCAAAAGGGAGACCCTGACGAAAATTACGACGTAACAATTAGCTACGACGTAATGAATTCAGATGCAGAAGCTCAAGAAAAAAAGCTAGAAAGACTAGTTTCTTTAGTTTCACTTGATCGAAACGGTAGGATTAATATGGATAAACTTCTTGGTGTAATCGCGAATAGCATTGATCCAGTATTGTCCGATTCGGTTATAGAGCCAGCAGAACAATCTCAAGAAAAACTTTTAAAAAATATTACTGATGACTTATCAAAGATTTATGCAGGTATTGAAGTACCGGCACGTCCTAATGGCGCTCAAGCAGCTATGCAAATTATTCAACAATACGCATCTCAGGAAGACGTTGCCCAACGCTTACAGGAAGATCAAAAATTTGCTGAAAGACTTCAAAAATATGCTGGTCAATATCAGTTCGCGATGCAGCAAGCTCAAAATGCCCAAATAGGGAAAATTGGCACCCCTCCAGCCACAATGGGTGGGGCCCAGACCCAAGGAATGCAATAATGCTTGCTGAAAAAGAAATAGAAATACTGGGCCACAACGAACAGTTTGCCCTGTATCTTAATCAATTAAACTTAGTTAAACAAGATTGCATACAAGAAATGCGTAATGTTGGAACTGAAAGACTCCAGCAAATTAGTGGTCAAATTATAGCAATAGATGATGCCTTAGACCTAGGAAACTGGGAAACAGTAAGGATTCGTTGGAAAGAAATTCTTCAATAAAAAGATGTGATATACTTCGTCTTAGCCGTCGCTCGGCGTAAATGAGTGGAGTAATTATGTCAGAAGAAATCATCGAAGCCCCAGCAGAGGCTGAACCAAATCTTGCGGAACCAACTAATATATCAGCAGAGGATTTTGCAATCCAACGCTTGGAAAGATCTCAGGTAGAACCAGAAGCCGTAGAATCGGTAGAAGGGGAAGAGTCTGAGGAATCTCCAGAATCAGGTGAAGAGGCTCCCGCAGCTGAAACGCCAGATGTTCTTTCACAGTTTAACTTGGATGAAATGTCCGAGGGCGAAATCAAGGAGCTATCCAAAGCACTTGGCAGCAGAGCAGTAGACCGTTTTGGCGAACTGACTAAGCGAGCTAAGGGAGCCGAGGAGCGACTTGCAGAATTAGAGGATTCTCTTAAAAACAATCCGTTAAGTCCACAAAAGGATATTAAAAACAATCCTTTTAACGACATAAGCGATATTGATACATTAAGGGAAAAAGCCAACGAGATAAATGATGTTATCGAGTGGGCTGAAGACATCCTTTTTGAGTCCGACGAATATGGACCAAATGCAGAAGTAGCAGAGGTAGAAGGCAAAAGCATGACAAAAGCCGAGGTTCGCTCAGCTTTAAAAAATGCTCGCAAGTCCAGAGATTCATTTCTCCCTAGCCAATTAAAAAAAATTCAAACGATAGAGCATTCAGCTAAAATTAAATCAGATTTTGGCCGTAAAGCAATCGAAGAATTTGATTGGCTTAAAGATGGGGGTGACGAAACGATGAGAAATCGTTTTATAGAAATCGCTGGAAATCCAGATCTTCAAAAGTTCTACAAGGACTCACCGAAGGTTGGTGCTCAAATGCCATATATTCTAGCTCATGCTGTAGACAGCATGTACAAGAGGAAAATAATAAAAGATCCTGCAAAAAAAGCAAAGATCAAACCTCCCAGTCCACTAACCACTTCAGCCAAGTCTGAAAAACAAGAGAACAGATCCTCTAAGGCCATAAAAGACCTAGGAGCGAGATTCAAATCTAGCGGAACTAACGATGATTTTATTCAAATGAGAACCAAACAGCTAGCATCAAGGCTAGTATAACTTAAACTTAGCTAAACAACATAATGGCTTTTTCACCAACATACGACACAACAAACCCAGGAGCGGCGGTTTCTAATCGCGAGGACCTAACGGATATTCTAACTATCTTGGCCCCCGAAGAAACCCCAGTCCTTTCGTCTGCTTCTAAAACGCAGGCAAACGCAACATTCGTAGAATGGACCGTTGATTCACTCGACGCTCCTAGCACCGCAGGAACTGCTGAAGGTTCTGACGTTACTGCATTTACGGATAAATTTAGTGGTCGCGCTCGCCTCGGCAACTACGTTCAAAAGTTCCGCAGAGACTACATGGTCTCGGATCTTCAAGACGCAGTTGAATCCGTAGGTCCAGCAAAGACTGCTCAAGCAGAAGCAAAGGCACTTCGAGAGCTCAAAAGAGACATCGAAGCAACTCTTTGTTCTAACAATGATCGCAGTGCCGAAGATGGTGCTGGAACAGTTTACAAGCTTCGTGGTTTGGGTGACTGGATTGACTCCGCTGGACCGGCTGACGTTCCGGCTGACTACCGCACCCCTGCGGCTTCCATTCACGCTACTGGAACGTTTACTGAAACAGTGCTTAACAACCTTATTACTTCCATTTACCGAGTAAATGGTGGATCAAACAACCTGACTCTAGTTGCCGATACGGCTCTACGTCGTGTTATTAGCGACTTTGCTCGCCTTGATCCAGATGGTGATGCTGCTGGAACTTCTATCCGCAATGTAAACTACAACGGTGGATCTGCTCAGATTAAGCTCAGTGTTGAGCTTTATCAATCAGATCACGGAGTTGTTTCGATTGTAAACATGAATCCTGATTGTGCTCCTGATACGACCAACAAGGATACCGGATATTTGATGCAGCCCGAGTACATGTCTGTTGCAGAACTTATTCCAACTGGTTCTACCAGCTTGCCAAACCTTGGCGGTGGTGAACGCGGCATAGTTGACGCAACTCTTACTCTTTGCGTAAAGCACCCAGGTGCTTTTGGCAAAATCACTGCACTTAGCTAACCCATAGGAGGTATATTAAAATGGCTATCGAACTAAAACAAATTGGTGACATCCAAACATTAGCTTTAGGCTATACTCATGAGGCAACAATTGAAGCCTCAGAACTGTCAGCTTCAACAGGTTCTCAAACAACTGCTGTTCAAGTTGGTGGAGCTGCTATGGCTGGAGTTGTTGCTAAAGCAGCCATCATTGTTGATGAACTAGTAACCGCTGCTGTTAGCACGGGTAGTGCTATCAGCGATGCTACTATTGCATTTGGCGATGATGGAGACGACAATGGTTTTGTTGCTGAAGTAAACTGCTTCACAGGCGACACTGCTAATCTTATCTATGAGAACACTGGGGCTCTTCTAAATGGAGCAACCTCTACTTCTCATCTTGTAAGTGCAGTAACCGTTGACTCCAACGGAACCGGCAATGGTTTTGGAAACGCTACTAAAGGCAAGTTTCGACTCCTTGTAGCTTATTACCCAACCGCTGGTAAATTGCACAGTTAATAATTCTTTTAAATAAAATTATTCAAAGGGAGGCCAGGCCAGTTCTGGCCTCCCTTTTTTTTATAAAATTTATTAAAACCCTAGATAATGGAAATAATTACAAAGCTACCTACTTATTCTGACGGCGAAATTAATCGAGCGTTTATGCGTGAAATTAAAAACGGATTTAAGCTAGAACGCGAAACCGAAGACGCTAGGGAAGCTGCTGTTGCTAAAGAAGCAAAAGAAAACGTAGGAGTTGAGCATCCTGTTCTTGGTCGCCCAATTGCCAGCTTTGACCCTCGAACGTTTTTTAGATTAACTCAAAAATACGGACAAGAAGAGGTGCATAGTATAGAGTTTTTAAAAGATTACCAAAAAAGATTTCCACATCTTTCTCCTAATGCAATTTAAGACAAACAAATCTTTATACGATTTAATTTCTGCATTAGCGGGAACAGACAATTTTACATCTACTGAGCGTGATTTTTTGCTCAGTATGGCTAATCGTAGATTTTACGAAGCATATCAAACATCAGATATTTGGCCTAGGTACATGGCGGTTGGTGAACCTCGAACCGTAACCTCTAGTGTAATTTCTTATACAGAGGACAGTCGGTGGGTGTTTAACGCTGGTACAACTGCAATCAATGGACTTTATGTAGCAAATGGCACACAAGCATCGGCTAGAGCTTACACTTTGTACGATACTGACGGCACTACTGCGTTATACAGCATAATTTATAATTCAGGCACTACTTGGAACATAATTGCTGGGGCTCCTAGCTCTGGGGGTGCAGTGCAATACGCAAACGCTGATGCAAGCAACACTGCTACTGCGGCATC